ATACATCTAATGCTGTAGACATTTTTTAATTACCTTCTTGTGGCCCGTCGCCTTTTGCATTACGACCAGTTCCCATTTTATCTGGAGCGTTCAAGGTTCTGTTTTGATCACGTGTTTTATTTCCACTAAAGTCGGACTTTGCATCTGTTTGTGCTTTAGGGTTAATAACCAACACTGCATCGCCACCTTCAAGTGGAGCCATTCCACGACGTGCACGAACTTCGTTAGGAGTAATAACTTGATCCTTGAGATAACGATCATCAATTCTTGATTGAGTCTCTTCATCTGTAAGTGCAAGTTCATTAAAACGAAGAACGAATGCATCAGTAAATTCTTTGATAATTAAGTTAATCTTAAATTCAAGTTCTTCTTGACGTGGACGACATACCTGCTCTTTAAATGTCTTGTCTGCATCTTTAGCATTTGCCAAAGATACATTTGCTGGCATTCCAAGCTTTGATACAGGAACACGGTGTGAAAGAAGAATACGATCTCTATTTTCTACAGCATAGTTTCTAAATGAAGAATCTTGGATTCCCGCTTCAATTGGCTCCATGTTAAATTCAACACGACCTTGCTCACCATCTGATGGAAGTGGAATATAAAGAGTTCTGTGGTTTCTACCTTTGAGTCCAGTTTGGAAGAACTCAAGCAATTTACGCTCTGAATCAGCAGTAAGCTTTGCACCCTTTACTGTAATGATATAGCGTGGAACAGCCTTATTCTCAAAGTAGTCTAGGTTGAAGCGTTGTGCAAATTCATCACCTGCAACTGCATTCTTTGCTGACAAAACGTCAGGTACACCATAGTAGGTATTTGACGGAGTAAATACTTTAAAGTGAATTACTTCGTTTGGCTGGGGATCAGTACCTATCTGATCTGGGGTCTCGGTATCACCGAAGTTTCTAAAAAATGTGTAGCGGTTATAAACAACTTGAACAAATCCGTCACGGTGACGGCGAATACGCATTGTTGTTGTAGGAATATGACCAATGTAGCCAATCTTACCAGTTGATGTACGACCAACTTCAAGATATCCATTACCAGTTGATTCTAAGTCAACATAAATCTTTTTCATTGTTTCTGTAAATGAATCATCTGAGTTAAGAGATTCTAAGAAGGTACGAAGTTCTTCTTTCATCCCTTCAATTTTTGAACGTAATTTATCAAGCTTTTTTGGAGTTTCCATAACAGCTTCAACCTTTGAAGATGTTGCCCAAGTATTATCAAACTTATAGCCTAATCCAATGACGTTTGCTGCCTTAGCATTTACAGCAGAGTGATGATATGGAGAAATATCATATAGTTGAGCCAAGTACAAAATGTTATATGGAGGCTGAACAATTTGAAATAAAGAATATCCTGTTAGATCAAGTGGATCAAGTTTCTTTGACTTTGCATCACCAACACCAGTAAATGACTTTTGAATTCTATTTACTTGACGACGAAAATTAGGACTTAAACCTTCTGCTTTTTTAATTTCATCCCATGGTGCATTAAATGGATCACCAAAATCATGTTCTACTGTATGTGATGGAGCATCAAGCTTTACTGTGATTCCGCCCTCATCTTCATCCATGCTATCGTCAATAGTTAAATTAGCCAAGATTCATTTCCCTCATTTCTTTAACATAATCCATCATTGCTGGTAGGTCATGCTCATCTGGCACAAGCCCCATTTCCAGTCTTTGTCTTTGTTCTGCCAGCTCTTCATCTGTTACTGGTCTGTGTCCTGCCATAAACATTGGCTTGCCCTCTTCTAAACCATAGTGCTTTGCGGCATCCTTGAGCTTTTTGATCTGACGAATATCGCCTTTTACGGCGGGGATGCTTAAATAAGCCCCCTCTTCATCCATAACAATCTTGCCATCAGGCATTTGCCAGATATAAAGTCCCCAATTGACCTCATCAATTGGCGTTATTTGCATAGGTTTAGTAGGTTTCATATATGAATAATACCACTATATAGCGCTAAAGCACAAAAAATGAACATCTACCTGCCATTTTTATGATATATGATTATGAGCAATGACAGGAACCCCGCCATTTATACTTGTTATTGTACTGCCAAAGTACTCGGATATAGTTCCGATGGTGGAACCATCATTCACAATAGAGTTTTCAGTAGCCAAATAAGATAAATACCTGTTCTGTGCATCCGCCTGTGTAAGCTGATTTGGATAAAAAGTAATATACCCATAACTTGCCTGAGATGGAGTAATACCTGGATATACTGCAGGATCAGCATTATTTATTATTAAATTAGATGTGTGTTGACCACCGTATACAACTACAAAATGGTATGTCTCACCTACGGTTATTGGTAAAACAGCTCCCGCATACTGTATTCCATTTACAAAAAGCATAGATATTGTTTCATTTACCCATAAAGTTCCGTCTGGGTTTATGCTTAGATTAGAGCTACCATCCCCATCTATATAAGTTATAGCATTTCCTACGCCATCATATCTAAACCAAAACTCTACAGTTGAGTATGGGGTATTATTTACTGAATTAATAACAGCGTATCCTGGAACTCCCGCCACTGATGTCTGATTAGAAAAATATAAACCTAAATTGCTACCCTTAGACAATATATTTAAATTATTTTTATTAACGGTATAAGTTTGGTTTGTGGCGGGAGATAAAACAAAACCACCTGAATCTGCAGCAATATCTAATGACTTATATAAAGTAACTGTCAGATTATCAATTCTTGGTTTTGTACCCGCATCTGTAGAAACAGATTGTAGTCTAACGTGAATTAAAAAATTAGTTGAAGCATTTCCTGTTATTGGATTATTATTTAAATAGTTTAAGAAGTCTGGTATAACCTGGTTACTATATATTTCTTGAAAATCATTTCCTCCGTCCCAGGATATTGAAACTGAAGCATACTGATCATTGCCTATTCCATAGGGGCTTGATGCAGAATCCCACGATATGCTGGCCCCTACTATCTCGGAAGCCTGACTTATTGGGACATTGTAGTACCAATCTCCCGAAACTCTATTGGTAACCATTGGTATAGTTATTCCATTTTTGTCTGGGATAATATTATTATATATACCTTGATTATAATCAGAAGCAACAGAAAACTTTTTTTGATAGTGAATCATTGCTGGTTTCTCTATGATATCAATGTGAGAAGCATTTGTTTGTTGTGAAAAGTACTCTGGATTTGAGTCAATACTGCCCGCTGTTATGTGAGATAAAATTTGGTTATAAGACAAATTTTTAGAATAAAAAGAAAGATCATTAATAACAAAAAACTTTGTTGATGATGCAGGGCCTATTGTATAATTTACATATGTATCAGAAACTGTAGGAAATTGAAATGTATCAGGCAAACTTACTGTTTCATCTGATACACCATTAACAGAAATTTTTATTGATCTTTCAGAATACGTTAACAATATATGCATTTTTTGATCAAAACTATAAATTCGTTTTTTTGTAATATATTGACTTGACCCGTCATATACTATAAAGTATATGTAATCTTTTTCTATATCAACACGAGATAGAATTTCTTTACTGCTTTGATTTATAACTGAAAATAAATTAACATTAGTTGAGGGAAATTGTGGGAATTGAACCCAAAATTCTATATTAAAAATGCCTTCTTCATATCCTTTATTAAAAAAATTATATATATCAAATATACTTATAACTGAAGAATCTGTAATTTTACACCCATTGTAATTTGTATCACTAAAAAGTCTAGCATTTAAAGTTGTTACATTCTGAAATAATGGTAGCTGGGTTCCAAACGCAAGAGCCGCATGGTTATTGTTTACAGATACATCTTGAAAAGTAAATGAACCTGGATCATAAGCATAATCTAACTCAGTAGTAAGCCACTGCTGGTATGTCTGATACTCTTGTAATATATTCGCATAAGTACGATAAGTCACTGAACCTGTTAAAGGCCAGTAAGCTACGGGATCGTCTTTTAACACTATTTCTTTATATGACATATATACTATTATATCTTAAATGGCTAATCCTGGGAAATTATAGAAAATAGACTAAATTTCAAGTTCTTTATCAAAAGGAACAGATATCGCTTCCCATTTATGTAAAGGACAAAAAGCATTTGGTAATTTAACTTTAGCATTCATAATGCACCCGCACTTTAAGCATTGATGAGTTAAAGAAACATATTCGGGGCAAGATTTACAGATTGAAAACCTTTTTTCAGCAATTTCATTTTCTACCCGTCCAATATTTTTGTTGAATAAGTCCCATGGCCTAGCATTACGATCTGGTGCTTCTGACATTTTTATCTAATCCCTAATTCCCGCTCTTTTTTGATGCTTCTTATAATCAGTTTGATTTACATGAACGCCTCTAAAATATCTTCTACCCGAAGCATTAATATTGTCTAAATCTGAATTATGCCTTTCCCATATCAAAGCTTCCATTGAAGATATCTCATTTTCAATAATATTTTTTGAAAAAAGTTTATTTGCATCTACAAGCTTAAACATATCAGCATAGTATCTAGGGATTGGAATAAAAGCTGCAAGCCAATCTCCTTTTTTAATTTTAATCTCTGTTTTAATATTTGTAACTTTTAAATTAAATGTAAATGTTCTTCTTAAATTATCAGCTTCAACAACCCCTGACATAGCATGTATGCCAGTAATAAAATAATTTGGTGGCTGCATCACCATTAAATTAACTTCAGGCGGAGTACGCAATATAAATTGATTTTCTATACTTAATATTCCATTTTCAAAATTTGTTGCATAATTTTGTATAGAATTTTCTTCATCATAATTTTTTATTTTTACTGAAACAGGTTTTACTCCACCTTCGTGATATAAATCTATGTCGTGAGCGGCTTTTACAACAAAACCATACTGATTTGCAATTGTTAATGGTAGACAAAATGAAAATGCTGTTATTGCAAACCACTCTCTACTTGGATGACCTACTAGTGGTTCCACCACATCTTTAATATCATGATTTCGATTACCACCTACATTATAAAAAGCTATAGTATTTTCTGGTACTTCAAGTCCATCATCATTTATATATTGTTTTGTATCATCTTCTACAAAAAGATTTCTTTGTTTTTCTCTATACTTGTCCCATGGTCTATTTTTCATTATAAATACTTCTTTTTTTTCCAAAAATACTTCTTGTATTTTCCTAGTGGTGCTTCAAACCATTTCCAAAATTCTGAATAACTATAAGATTCTTTTTGTTCTTTTTTATCCGTATACCAATCTTCTCTTTTAATTAAAATACCTTGAGCTATCGGTGTACCTGCTGGTATGACGCCGCTAAATCCTTTTTTTATAAAAAATGGAAACTGCACAGATAAAGGAAATTCATCAGTATCAACCACTCCAGTCAGGGTTTGAAATGGCAAATCAAACCTATTAAATGGATGAGTAAAAATCATACTGTAACCTTTTGGAGTTTTAACAAAAAAATTATTAATCCATTTGTAAGGATTAGGTATTAAGTTTAATCCTAAATCAAATCCATCAGTTTGACTATTTTTATGTGCACTTAAAACTTGAGATGTTCCATTATCAATAAATCTATTTAATTCTTCATCATATATAACATCTGCAGAAGTTTGAAAAATATACCCAGTTGTAAATGCGTCTAGAACTGGTACACATTTTTTTATTGTAAAATCAAAATCTTTAACTTGTTCTATGCCTTTATACCAATCTGGTATCTTTCT